GCCGATGAGCACAAGGCAGAACTGAAACAGCTCCGAATACGTCAGCATGGGCACCCCCTCCTTTGCTCGGAGGGGGCAAGAAGTCCCCTCCGGGATGGAGGAGCCAACCGCCTGCCGTTACTGGCAGCGCCATTGACAGAATACCACACAATCCAGCAAAACACAAGAAAAGCCGCCCCCGGTGCGGTAACACCGGAGGGGGGGCGGGAAAGGAGCGAATATCTTGGCTGATACGCAATTGCAGTTACTGTCCGGATTCATCGACAGGCTGGCGGACAACGACGTTGTCACCCAGCGTGTGAGCGACGGATATTTTAACGCCACGGCTATGTGTAGAGTAAGCGGGAAAAAGTTTAATGATTATAGCCGTTTATCTGTAACAAAGGCATTTTTATCAGAGCTTTCTCCCGTTGCGGGAATTCCCGTAACGGGATTGGTTCAAACCATCCAGGGCGGACCACCGCATTTACAGGGCACATGGGTACACCCGCAAGTAGCCATCAACTTAGCTCAGTGGCTATCCCCTAAATTTGCGGTGCTTGTATCCCAGTGGGTGCTAGAGTGGACTTCCGGTAGTGTACGTCAGCCAACGCTCCCATACCATCTTCGCAGATACATGGTAAATATGCCAAACGTGCCATACGGGTATTTTTCCATGCTCAATGAGGTAACACTGTCTTTGATTGGGCCGTTGGAGCAACTCGGGTATACTGTGCGATCCAGCATGATCCCCGACATATCTTTAGGTAGGACCTTTTCCAAACATCTTAGGGATTTAGGTTACCCTGTAGATTCGTATCCAACGTACCCCCATAAGTTTGAGGACGGCCGTATTGTAAATGCGAGAGCATATCCCAATGAGCTTGTGGGTGAACTTCGACGGTTTTTTACCGAAGAATGGCTCCGAACGAAGTCAGAGAAATATTTTACAGAGCGAGATCCGCAGGCACTGCCTTATTTGCGAACATTTTTATCCCTGCCTAATTATCGGGAAGTAATGGGCTATATCGAAGTGCCGCCTCAAGAATAAAAAACCGCCCCCGGTGCTGCGACACCGAGGGCGAACAACGAACGTTACCGGGACAGGCCCGATAATCACTCCTGACAAAGTGATTATACCACCTGTCCTTGGGTTTGTGCAACCATTTTTGAAAGGACAGGTGATTTTTTTTATGGTACGGGCGGCGTTGTACATCCGGGTCTCCACGGAGGAGCAGGCCCTCCACGGCCTCTCCATCGAGGCGCAGACCGAGGCCCTTGATGCCTGGGCGAAGGCAAACGGGGTCAGGGTGGCGGACCACTACATAGACGCGGGGATCTCCGCCCGGAAATCCGCCGCGAAGCGCCCGGAGCTCCAGCGGCTGCTCCGGGACGTGGAGGCGGGCGGGGTTGACCTCATCGTCTTTACGAAGCTGGACCGGTGGTTCCGCAACATTTCAGAATATTACAAAGTGCAGGAGGTTCTGGAAAAGCACCGTGTAAACTGGAAAACCGTTCACGAGGACTACGACACGTCCACCGCCTCGGGCCGGCTGAAAATCAATATCATGCTCAGTGTCGCCCAGGACGAGGCGGACCGCACCAGTGAGCGCATCCGGGCCGTATTCGACTCCAAAAAGGAACGCCTGGAGCCCTGTACCGGGAAGGTCCCCACCGGCTACAAGATAGAGGGGAAGCGGATGATCAAAGACCCGGAAATGGAGGGGCCTGTGTCCTGCTTTTTTGAGAGCTTCCTTGCCTGCCGCTCCACGGAGAAGGCCCGGCGGGCCGTCCAGGAACGCTATGGGGTGCTTTTTACCTACTATCTCTGCCGCCTCATGCTGGGCAAAGAGGCTTATTACGGGCGGTTTGAGGGTGTGGACGGAATGTGTCCCGCATATATTACAAAGGCACAATTCGACGAGATTGCCGCGAACCGCCGCCGGGCGGAGCGCCGTACCGCCGCTGACCGGGTATATCTGTTTACGGGGATCGTGTACTGCCCGGAGTGCGGCCGCCGCTTCGGCTCCAGAATGTATTGCTCCGCCACAACGACCGGCGAAAATCTTGACAACATTTACTACAACTGCCGCGGGAAGTACAACAACGGCGACTGCCCCAACGGCGTCAACATCCGGGAGTGGAAGATCGAAAAGTACCTGCTGGAACATATCGACGTGGAAATGAAGCGGTTTGTCTACGAGCTGAACAGCTTATATGCCGCCAGGGCGGAGCAGCGGGATTTCCCGGCAGAACGGGCAAAGCTCAAAAAGAAGCTTGCCCGCTTGAAAGATCTGTATGTGGATGATATAATCGATCTGGAGCTGTACCGGAAAGACTACGAGGCCCTGACCGCCCAGCTGGATGCCCTGGCCGCAGAAGAGCGCAAAGCACCCGCCGAGCCTCCTGATACCAGCCGCCTCCTTTCGATATTTTGCCAGGGGTGGCAAGATGTATACACAGCGCTTGACCGCCCGCACAAACAGGCGTTCTGGCGCTCGGCGATGGATAGAATCTATATCCACCCCACCCGGCAAATCACGTTTTCTTTCCGGCTTTAATTTTTTTGCCAACACTTTTACATAAACTTTTTATACCTGTTGGTTTAATAAGTTTATGTATAGCTGTGAAAACAGCTCCATTCGATACGAACGGAGCTGTTTTTCATGCACAAAAATACAAGAGGCCCGCCGGCGCGGTGCCGCGGGCCTCCCGGCCATAACACAGCCCTGAAAAAAAGAAAAAAGGGAGTGTTATAATGTTCATCACCTATTTTATGTTCCGTCGGAAAGCAAGCGCCCCGGAGCTCGGGACGTACCACACCTATGACATCGCCGCGTATGGCGATCTCTGGCGCGATCCGCTGGCCGTAGTCCGGGACGCCGCTTTGGATGGGGAGCTTGTGCTCCGCATGGTCCAGACGTTCAACCGGTGCCGCCTCTCACCGCTGCACCTGAAGGACGCAGTTCTGGACATGCTCGAATAGTCTGCGCAGGCCGGGCGGGAGTATGCGGCTCCCGTCCGGCTTTTATTTTAGCACATAATCGGTATTGAATCAATACTGATTTGAGCCTGCATCAGTGCCGCACGGGTAAAATACCCATGAGGTGATCAGCGTGAACGTCAATTTTACCATGGTTATGGACAAGGAGCTTGCGCAGAAAATGAGCTATATTGGCAAGTATTATGGTCGTTCCCGTATCAAGGAAATCGAATGGGCCTGCCGGGAATATGTCCGGGAGTTTGAGGAAAAGGTTGATAAGATAGAATTGGAGGATAACTGAGCATCAGGTATCCTCCCTTTTTGCCTCTGCCAGCTCACCAGCGCCTCCAGACGCAGTGTTGTCGCGGGCCTCTTTTTATATCTATGTATCCCCGCCGTTGCCATCCAGCTTGTCCCCGGCGGCCTCCACGCTGGAGCGGAGTGCGGCCACAGCCTTCCGCAGGAACCCGGGCATAGGCGCGCCCAGGGCCCCGGCATTCTCGATGATGGACCCCAGCTCGGTGAGGATGTACCAGGCCACCACCAGCGGGCAGATGAGCACGGTGTACTCGAAGGGCAGGGTCACCGCCGGGATGTTGTCCAGCAGCAGGCCGATGACAAAGTCCAGCACCCCGGAGATGATCACCGCCACGATGCACCCGCACTTGTGCCACAGCCCCTCCCGGGCTTTTTGAGAGGACCACGCACCCCCCTTTATGGCGGCGGCGGATCCGGTCAGATAGTCGATGGCCATGCAGGCCGCCCAGGCCGCCGCCAGCCACCCGAACCAGCCCCACAGCGCCGTCAGCGCCGCGCACACCGCCGCCGCGCCTGCCTTAAAGGCCGTAATCTTGTCCATCATCACCCCTCCTAAAACAGTTTCGCGTTGGCCAGCATCTGGAGGCTGACCAGATTGTCGTCGGTGAGATGGAGCTTCCCGCCGCCGGAGCCCCGGATAATTCCTGCGTCCATAGCCCTGCCCACGAGCCCCTGCGCCCACTCCGGCACTTGGGCAAGGTCGGTGTATACCCAGGGCCGCGCGGCCTCCACAGCGGCGGCAATGAGCCGCTGCACGTCTTGTTCGGTCATATCGTTCTCTCCCTTCAGCCTATTTTTGAATTCCGCCCACGCCCCCGTGTCCCGCACAAAGGGCTCCGGGCAGATCTTCCCGGTCACGTCGTAGTGCCGCAGCACCCGCGCCAGCGGAATCCCATACCGGGCCATGATATCTCGGGCCAGCTCCGCGCCCGCCGCCAGCGTCTCCGGGTCAAAGTACCACGTCCCGTCCGACGCCTTGTGGCAGCACAGCTCAATGCCGATGCTGTTGGCGTTGCGGCACTCAGGATGCCGGTATTTCCCATCAGTCCGCCCGCAGTGCCACGCGGTATCCCCCTCGGGCACGCTGGCGTAAATGTCCCCGCTCTCTGAGCCGTGTCCCACAAAGTAATGGGCGCTGGCCCCGATGCCCGGCGTGGAGCCGTAGTATTTCGCGTTCGCTTTGGCCCCGCCCTCCGCCCCCACATAGTGGATGACAAGGTATTGAACGGGGCCGTCCCGCCCCCGCTTGCAGTTCCCCGCGTGGCAGGGATACCCGCTGTGAATGGCCAGCATAAAAAAGCACCTCCGTTTCGTGGTTGACAAAACAGAGGCGGGTGGTATAATAGAAACAGAAAGGGCGCTGCTGCAAGCGGTTGGCCCATACAACTAACTTTTTACTAAGCTAGCCGTTCGGGTACCAGCCGAGCGGCTAGCACGCTTTTATGGAGAGTATGTAGGCCAGAACGGCCAGACACACGCAAATCCGCAGAAATTGCTTTCCCCGGTGTCCCATAATCGCATCACCTCCCTCCGAAGAAACTCGCAGGGAAATGAGCCAACCGCCTTTTATGCAGCAGCGCCGCTTTTATCCTACCACGCAGCGCCGCGTTTTGTCAAACTTCGCCGCCCGCTCAGGGCGGCATTTTTGCGCTCACAGGTTCCGTCAGTCCGCCAGCCCCAGAAGGGCGCTGAGGATATCGTCCGCAGACGGCTCGGGCTCCGGCTCCGGGGGTGGCTCCGGCTCGGGCTCCTCCTCCCAGGTATAGCCGTTTTCGGCGCAGTAGGGAGCGATGAACTCCTGGTCTGCAACAATACGGTTTAGAAGCTTGTTGTCTTTGAAAATGAGGTATACCATATCGCGCTCCTTTAAATCACTTGCCATACGACAATGCAGATACCATCGGCTCCGCGACCTCCGCCTCCGCCGGAGGCGGACTGGGTTCCGCCATAGCGTCCACCGCCGCCGCCGCCACCGCCGCCGCCGTATGCTTCCCCGTTTTTGCCGCTTTCATTGCTTCCTTGACCGCCTGCACCGCCCGCACCGCTGGAGCCGTTGTAGCGGAAGCCGCCTCCGCCGCCTCCGCCGCCTCCGCCTTGATAGTGGCCACTTGGGATGCCGCCTCCGGCGCCGCCCGGGCCGCTGTAGCCGCCACCACCTCCACCACCGCCGCCGCCGCCAACGTAACCTCCGCCTCCGTTGCCGCCTGCCGCGCCGATGCTGTGGCCGCCTCCGCCGCCTCCACCGCCTTGACAGCTTCCGTAGTCGCTGCTGAATCGTCCTATACCGCCCGAGGCCCCCCTTCCTCCGTTTCCTCCGCCTCCGTTGCCGCCAATCGTTGCGGTTCTGTCTGGAGACATAGACGTTTTAGGGCCTCCGGGGGCCGCGGTTTCAAAGAACAGAGGCTCCAGCGGAAAATCATAGGCACTTGCCGCTCCGTTGTATCTGCCGGAGGCGCCAGCCGAAGGAGAGGTGCTGGAGCCGCTCACGCTGCCTCCAGACCCGCTGCCGCCGTAAGACCCTCCGCTCCCGCCGCTGCCTGCGGTTGGTCCACCTCCCCCGCCGCCGCCTCCGCCGCTTCTGCCCCCGGTTCCCCCAGTTCCTCCGCGGCCGACGGTTGCCCCTCCTCCGCCGCCTCCGCCGCTATAGGTTGAGCCTGCCCCACCGGCGCCGGCTGTGGCGGTGCTGTTGTATCCGTTTCCTCCTCCGCCGCCGCCTCCGCTTCCGCCGGCGGAACTGGTGCCCCCATGACCGCCGCCGGAAGCGGACGCGTAGGACCCAAAGCTAGTTGCTCCGCCATTGCTGTTAGGGGCGCCGCCCGCGCCTATAGTGACTGAAACGGTTCCGGAGGTCAGCGTAACGTCTGTCACTGTGACAGTTCCTCCACCGCCTCCGCCACCGCCGTTGCCGCCAAAACTAGTGCCGCTGGCGGCGCCGTTGTTTCCGCCGCCACCGCCGCCGACACAAATAACCCGAAATTTATTTTTCTTTGCCGCCGGAACAGAAAAGGTCCCCGATTTGGTAAACGCCATATACCTAATTTTGTTGATGTCGGACATCGCGCCGATGAGCGCCGCCACGTCGGCGGCCGGGGTCAGGGTGACGGCCCCGGTCCCGGCCCCCCGCAGGAACGCCCCGGCGGTCAGGGTGGCCCTCCCAGTCCCCCCGGCCGCCACTGGCAAAGTTCCCGCCTGTAGTACCCCATTGGGCCCGGTGAACACCGCTTTATTGGCCGCCGTACCGACAGCCCCCTCTGGAGTGATGTTCCCGTGGGAGCGCTCCGTCTCCGGATAGTCGATGATGACCCGCCCCATTACCGGCCGCCTCCCGGCGCTTTTGTGCAAGGTGCTAAGTCCCTAGACCCAGCACCCCCCCCCGTTGGAATTAACTGGTATTTGTGCATCCTGCTACCCCTCCTCCTGCCGTGCCCAGCCCTGGGGATACTCCGCCGGGCTCCAAACGTTGCCGTCCATCAGTGATTTGTACCGCGCTCCCTTGTAACTGACCACATCCCCCGCGTTATAGGCGTCATGCGCCCCGCTGGGCTGGCTCCAGACAGGATATCCAGCCCCATCCAGCCCCAGGGGCTCGTACAGCGCGGGCGTGGACTCCGGTGGCCAGTCCGATTGACTGGTATGGGCCTGCACCACCCGGTAGAGCTGGGGATCTCCCAGGGCGTTGACGCCGCAGGTCAGGTAGTCCCCCACAGCGTAGGCCTGTCCCACGGCATAGGCCGGATAGAGGGCCGCTACCTCCAGCGCCTTATCTTCCTCCAGCGACGCCGCAAAGAGCTGTACCGCCCGCCGCAGCTGTTCCGCTGCCTGTAATTTGTTCACATTATGCACCTCCCAAAAGAATATCCATCAGCTCCTCCACCGAGGGCTCCGGCTCCACCGGCACGGGCTCCGGCGGCGGGCTAAAGGTCCCCGTCTCCAGGTCGTACACCCACCGCTGTTCCACCTCGTCCGGGGCCTCCACGCACTGCTCCGCGAATTCCGGCCCGTACCAGTCCGCCGCCGGAAGGGCGTCCTCCGGGATAATTTCCCATACCTCGTTGTCTTTCAGCCGTACTGTCTTCATTACGTCACCCCCTGTACATAGATGTAAACTGCGCCCGCCGCGCCCGCGCCGGAACGCGCGGTTGCCCCGTTTAGGGATATCGCGCCCCCGCCGCCGCAGCCGGACTGATTACCTGTCCCACCATACGCCGCCCCTGTAGCGACGCTGGCGTCACCGCCGCCATAGGAAGGATTCACAGGATCTTTCCCGCCGGAAACTGTTTTGTTTTCATTTCCGCCGGTAACGGATGCGCCAGCGCCAAGAATCTGCTTGTTTTCAAACGGATTAAAACAGCAGCCGGGCATTCCCTCGCCAACACCGCCCGAGGAGCTTGTTCGGACATTACGCCCCCCGTAAGCTTTTGATGTTTCGCTTGATGCCGCGCCTGCATAGAAAGAGCACTGGCCACCCACTGCGCCAGTAGAGCCATAATCCTGCGATCTCGGGCCGCCCTGGCCGCCATAGGCCGTCTTTCCAGCAAAGCTGCTTGTCCCACCAGCGTTTCCTGCCGTGCCGCTGGCGGAGGAGGCGGTCACAGAACCGCCGCCGGAACCTACGACGCCGCTGTAAGCGGTTCCGGGCGTCACCTGCATTTCAAAGGATATGGCATACCCGCTTGCCCCGCCGGACGCATACCTTCCGTTTCCGCTGGATGTAAAATAAGAACTTGCCGTCCCGCTCCCCCCGCCGCCAATCACCAGCACGCCGATTTTGTACCCTTTCCCGCCGAAGAGGTCCGGGGCGGTCCAGGTAAAGGACCCGGCGGTGGTTCGGGAGAACTGGAGCTTCCAGCCGGTATTGACGGCCAGCGGAGCCGCCGCGCCGATCGCGCCCAGCACATCGGCGGCGGGGGTCTGGGTGACCGCCCCAGTCCCATTGCCCCGGAGAAACGCCCCAGCGGTCAGTGTATTTCGCCCGATTCCCCCAGCCGCCACCGGCAGCGTCCCCGCCTGGAGCACACCATTTGCCCCGGTATAGACCGCCTTATTTGCCACTGTCCCGATGGCCCCCTCCGGGGTGATGTTCCCGTGGTCGTGGGCCGGGACGCGGCCCTCAATCCAAACCTCGCTCATATTACTCCACCCCTTTCAGCACGCATTGCAGTGCCACAGACGGCTTTTTCTCCTGGCAGGTCAGCAGCAGCCCGCCGTCCACCGTCTCGCACCACGTTACGCAGACGAGCCCCTGCTCCTGGGCTTTCCGGGAGGCGTTGTCCTCAATCCGGGCCAGCGACAGGTGCAGCAGCTCCATGTCCGCCGTCACCCCCTCCACCGCCACCGTCTGCGTCCACGGGCCTGTGCCCTCCCATGCCAGCGGAACCGTCACCGCCACCGGCCCGAACGGGCGCAGGGTCTCCTCAATCGCCCCGCCCAGCCGGTTTACCCCCGCCTGGGCGGCATTGACCTGCTTCATGAGGTAATTATATCCGTGCTGCTCGGAGAGTCCGGCGTCTGTGCCGGAGGGGGCCACCGTCTGCCCGATGGCCCAGTCTTCCGGCAGGTCCGCGGGCAGCGGCGGGTTGATAGGGTTCTCTGCCATGTTTAAGCACCTCCTTCGGTTACTCTGATCACATGCTTGAGCAGGGTGCTTGCCTCCACTGGGATATAGACGGTTGCTGCCGTCAGCACACCCTCTGTGTTGTCCAGCAGCTCCAGGGATGTTATCGCGTCTGCCTGCTCGGGCGTCACCTGATAAGTGACGGTTACGGTATCGTCCGCCGCCGTACTCTCAAAATCGGTTATGGAGATCTCCCCATTGACCCGGACGGAGGCCACCTCCCTGGCGGCAAAGTTCGCCGTGCTCTCCAGCAAAGCGGGCTGGATGGATGGGACGGACGGCATTTTAACCACTCCTAAGCTCTCCTCCAGCGCGAAGGGGCCGAGGCCCAGACCCCACGCGCCGAGGCGGTATTGATAGACTCTCTGTGCCAGCTCTACCTCCTCGTTGAAGCAGAGGCCGCTGCTCAAATAAGGGGTATTGATAAAGACAATGTGAGCGGGCTTGATGCGGTTGACGGTGACCGTCAGCTCGTGGGCAAAGAGCTGGTTTTCCGCGCTGCTCTCGATATAAAGCGTGTAGTTGGGGTAATCCACACGGACGGTCCACGCGCCCTTTCCGATCAGCTCGTCCAGCTTTTGGTACAGAAACCCGAGGGTGTACGGGGGCCGGATGGTAATGCGGTTCAGCACCCGGGTCCGGCGGAACGCCAGGGACTCCGTGGACGGGCTGGGGACAATGCGAAAAATCTGCTCCCACTGAGAAACGGCGCTCTCGCCCATCGTCTGAAAAAAGAAATTGTCCCCCACGGCAGTCAATTCCTGCGCCAAAGCGTTCAGCCGTTCCCCCTCCGTGCGGCAGATAGCCTGATAGTCCAAAATCTCCCGGTACCACGGAGGGAGCAGGGCAATCAGGTCGGTATCCAGGTCATACACTCAGCGACACCTCCCCGGGGGTGGGAACCTGCTGGAGTTCGCTGGTTTCGGTCAGCGTCAGATCGGCGGCGCTGCCGTTGATGGTCACATTTGCGGCGTTGACCACCCCCGTAATGCCCACCAGCGCCGCCGTTATCCGGGCCAGATACACGCCGCAGGCGTATTCCAGACCGGAGACGCCCACGTTGTCCGCCCAGCTCTTGCGCAGCTCCAGCAGATAGGCCGCAAGAGCCGCTTCCGCCTGGGGCTGAACCTGGGCCAGCGTCGTGCCGGGTGTCAGGGTCAAATCTGCGCCTATGTTGATCGCCACGGCCTCCGGGGCGGTGACCGTGACCTGCGCCCCGATGGGGGCGAAACCCAGCCCAAGCCCCTGGTTGGGGGGCGGATCTGCCGCAGTCTGCACGGCATTCACCAGGTCCTGGGAGGCGGGGAGCCAGTCGGACCCCAGCACGGAGCATTTGACCGTCCCGCCTCCGTTCCAGGTTGGGTACACCTGCACCGCGCCCACGCCATCGATGGCAAGAATTGCATCCCGGTAGGAGGCGATATTCCCGCCGAAGGGCCTGTCGTTGAGGGTGGTAATCAGCCGCGCCCGCAGGGCGCCGTCGGTCTCCGTGTCGTCCCCCGGCGTCAGGATATCCGTCATTTCCGCCGAGGTCAGCCCCGGAATGACCGTGATGGGGAGCAGGGGCCCGCTGTAGTCGTTGCCGGCTGTGCCGGGAGTGTCGGCGGTCAGTTTGTACAGATAGGACCCGCTGTCCGTGCCGTCCGCCTCCGTGACGGTAAAATCCATGCTGTCCGCGCCGTTGACGGTGGAAAACCGGCTGCCGATAGGGACAGGGACATTGAACCGGCCCAGCCGCACCGCCGGGGACGCCGGATAGCGGGAGATGGAGCCGATGACGGCCAGGTTGTCCAGACTCTGGCCCCCGGCGGTTTGAATAAAGGCGCTCTGCTGCACCTGATTCAGGACCAGATAAAAACCCTCCAGCGCCCAGGCGGCGGGCCCCAGCGCGGTGGGGATGGGGGCGGTATCCCGCTTGTCGAAGGTATCGGGCACCTGTTCCAGCATCTGCTGCAGGAGGGCCTGGGCGGTATCATTGCTGAAATCAATCACGATAGGGCCACCTCCACAGATAAAACCGTCTCTCCGTAGACCGTTTGAACGGCTATGGAGGCTGTCATCACGTCCCCGGAAACGGTATAGGAAAAATCGGAAACTCCGGTGATCCGGTCGTCCATACGGAGCGCCGCCCAGATCCGGCGGCGCAGCTCGGCCGCGGTATATCCGGGGTCATGGCCCAGCAGGCCGTCCCACTCCACGCCGGAGTATGGCCGGTAAATCTGCCACTGGAAGCGGTTGGTATTCAGAATGATCTCTGCCGCCTGCCTCACGGCCTCCAACCCGTCCGCCGTGCCCCGGATCCGGCCCGTGTCCCGGTCGATGTACCAGGTCAGCGACGGCTGCCGTCCCGGCTGGATTTCCTGAGCCAGGCTGACATCTCCGCTCTCCGGAAGCGCCTGCATGATCATCCCCCCTTAAAAATCCGCGAAAGTACAATGAATTTCTGCCCGCTCTGCACTCGCAGCAGGAGCACCTTATCCCCCGCCGCCAGGGCACGGTTTAAGATGATATACCCGTTTTCCACCGGAAGCGGCGTCCCGTTCTCCAGGCACTGCACGTTCCCCAGCGCCGAAGTACTTTCCACACCGCCGCTCAGGGCCACATTTGTGGGATAGATTCCCGTCAGGGCCGTATCGGAGCCGTAGGAGCTGCTTAGAGCGGGACCCGTGGCTTTCGCGGCGCCTCCAGTGCTCTCCGGGTCCACCGCGTGGGTATGGCTCAGCCCTCCGGTTGTGTGGGCGTGGCTCAGTCCGGATACCGTATGGCTGTGGGCCAGCCCGTCCGTCTCGTGGGCGTGCCCCAGCACGGGGATTTTCTTTTCCACCACCGCCGCCGTGAGATAGAGCACCTCCCGCTTCAGCGGGGCCATGGCGGGGTTGATGGAGATCTCCAGGGGATTTATCCCCGTCACCGTCCCCACCCGCAGGTCGGCGGGCTGGGCCGCACGCAGACTCTCCTGCATCATCTGGTACAAAACATCCCGCAGCTGCACAAAAAAACGCCTCCGTTTCATCATCCTTGACAAAACGGAGGCGAATGATATAATGGTAACAGAAGGGCGCTGCCGATAAGCGGTTAGCCTAAGAGTTGGGTATCATGAGATAGCCGTTTCCTTGGCCGGGGCGGCTATCTCGCTTTTATGGTGCATATGTACAGCACAAAGGCCAGACATACGAGAAAACGCAGTACAGCGTACAGCCTTTCCTTCCACATCAGCTTCACCTCCCTTCTCAGGGAAGTGACTAACCGCCTACCGTTATGGCAGCGCCATGTCTATCCTACCACGCCGCGCCGCATTTTGTCAAACTTCGCCGCCCGCCGGGGCGGCTTTTTTACGCCCCTGGAAGGGCTGCCCCTACAGGGGGTACGTCTCAAATTCCATGGTGTGGACGCCGTTCTCCCAGGTATGGGAAACCTTCTCCAGCATGACCCACTGGTCCAGGTTGATATCGCCCAGACCCGGAACCTGCATGTAGAGCATCTGCCCCGCCCGCAGGCCGGGGACGCCCAGGGAACTGACCTTCAGCGTCCGCATTCTCCGGTCGTAGGTCTGGAGCAGAACCGACGCCTGCTCCCGTACCTGAGCGTCGTTCAGGGCCCCGTCCACCTGCCGGTAGAGCTGCAAGAGGCCCCACTTCTTGACGGCGTCGCTGTCGAGCAGCCCGAACACATCGGCGTGGCCGGTCTCCTCGTTGGGCCGGGCCAGCTTAATAAAGTTATAGGTCTGCTCGTCGATGTCGGTTTTGTAGCTGTAATTCGTCAGCAGGGATTCCTCCCCCACCATCGTTCCGGCCAGCATCTTTCCGGACTCCCGGAGAGAGACACCCGTTCCGTCATCGAAGAAAATGTAAATTTTCCCCGTGTTCAGCAGGGTCCGGTAGACGGCCTCCCCCATGATGTCCAGGCAGCTCTCATCTTCCTGGATGAAGGAGGGAATCCGGTATCCAGTATCTTCGATATCCCCTGTAGCTATTTGCAGGTCCCCGGCAATTTGGCGGAGGATATCCCCCGCCGTCATGCCGTAAAACGAATAGGATGCGTTGGCCTTGAAATAGCGCAGCCGGTCGTAGCAGGTGGTTTCAATCTCCCCCCAGCGGTTCTTGACCTTGGTAAAGACCCAGCCGAAGAACTGGAGTTCCCCGTCCACGGAAAAGCGCACCTCGTCCCCCTCGGTATAGGAGAGATTCCCGCCCTTAAGCACCGTGAATTTCAGCGTGCCCGGGGCCCCGGTCCGTTCGGTGGACCAGGTGACCTGCGTCACGCTGTTGGAGCACTCCCAGACCTTTCCGCTGGACTTATTGGCAATGTAAAGCTCCGTTTTCATCCGCGCACCGCCTGGAGCGCGTCCACCTTCATCCAGCCCAGGGGGCCGCCGGCGGGCGTGGTCACGTGAACCGGGTAGGCCCGGGACGCATCCACCATGCGGGAGACCTTCACGGTGCGCCCGTTCCCGTTCCCATGGGGCTCGTCCCCGTAGCTGGAGGCGTACCAGGGGCCGTTTGCCACGGCGGTCACCCCTACCGCCAGCTGCCCGGCGGGCATCTCCCTCGTGGGCTCAGCCGCTGCCGACACTGTCTGCCCGTTCTGGGACATATCGGGCACCCCGCCGGTCTCCTGCTTGAGCTGGACGGACTTTGGGGCATAGTCCCGGTATTCCGTCAGAGTCAAATCATAATAGAAATCTCCGGTCTCCCCGCCCCGCTCCTCGGTTTTGAACTGCGTCACCAGGACCTGAAAGCCGGTATCTCCCGTCATGAAGGGCTCCCCGTTCTCGTAGTAGCGGACGGGGGTGTAGAGAATGGGAACCCGGTCAATCATGGCATTGTGAAAGAACCCGATATAAAACTCCGGCGGCTTAAAGCCTCCCACGGTCAGCACGCCGGGGAACATGCGCCCCGGGAAATAGGAGGATATCGAGATCTCCCGCTGCCGGGGGATTCTGGGGACCATGACGGGCCCGATGCCCAGCACATTATAGGAGCCGTTGTCCGTGTCCCGCGCATCCGGCAGCTTGGCCGGGTTGACCGGGAGCCGGACAACCAAATCTTCCCGCGTGAAAAACAGCCCGAAATTGTTCTCCGCCATCAGCCCCCGCCTCCCTTTGTTAAAAAGTCCTCGCTGTCGTGCGCACCGCGCCGGAGGCCGTCTGCTCAATCAGAATATCCCGGATGGTGTCCGCCAGATTCTGCCGGTCCGCCGCCGTGCGGCCGGTGTTGGCGCCGTTGACGGTGATCACCGGGGTCTGGGCCGTCAGATTGACGTTGTTCACATACCGCCGCTCCGCCACGTCTATCAGCTCCTTCAGATCTTCCTGGGTCATATCCACGGCCTTGGCCGCCGCCGCGCCCGCGTCCTTGACCGACTCGTCGATGCCCTCCAGCAATCCCATCAGTTCGCCGTAGGGGATGCCGGTCACGCCGCTGGTTTGTCCATTCGCGATTTTAGCCGCCAGAGCCGCGAGGTCGGAAAAAGCGGAACTTCCAAAGATTTTTTCTTTTACAAAATCCACAATGCTGAAATCGCGGATATCTTCCTTCCACGACTCTATGAGCTCCCCGGTTTTATTCGTGTCCCATTCCGCAGGCAGAGTAAGTTTGCGGACGAGTCCCAGCGCTTTCTGCCTGGCCGCTTCGATACCGCTAGTGGAGAGTGTGAAATCTGCATCAATTGTCTTTTTTCCGAAAACCTGCGCCGTAGAATTATAAGCAGAAACGAAATTTCTCAGGGGCGTCATCATGACGTTTATGGCATTGATCACCCCAACGCCCATATCGGCGAAGCAGTTGACGACAAACTCAGCAAAGGACCGGAACCCCGCGGAAACGTTAGAGATAAATCCGGAAATTACCCGCATATTGTGGGCCCATACCTCTGTGAAAAAATCTCGAAAACCTTCGCACGTCTCCCAGAGATATACCATAATTGCGATTAAAGCGACTATTGCTGCAATCACCAGCCCTACTGGGTTCGCCGTCATGGCGGCGTTTAAAAGCCACTGCTGGGCCGTGGCGACTCCCACGGCGATTTTATAGGCTAGGAACGCGGCGGCGGCAATACCCAGCGCAGGGGCCAGCCCCTGTAGTACGTTCAAGATGTCCTCCGCGTGGTCCGACGCGAACTGCGCCGCGGCGCCCACCATCCGCAGAGCGTTCGCTAAGCCCGCAATCGCATTGTCCACGAACTGGCTGTTGGCGATCCGGCTCAGCAAATCAAAGACGGGTTGGAGCGCCCGGACCGCCTCATTTTTCATCAGGTTCATGACCTGTTTCCAGGTCCGGGGCATGTTCTCAAACTGCTCGTTAGTCTCCGCGGCGGATTGCAGCAGCGCGTTTTTCACAATGTCCGCCGTCACCTTGCCCTCTGCGGCCATGGCCCGCATCTCCGCCAGCCCGACCCCCATATAGTCCGCGATTGCCTTGGCCACATTGGGCAGGCCCAGCATCACGGAATTCAGCTCCTGCCCGCGCAGGACGCCGGAGGAGAGGGCCTGCTGGAGCTGGATCAGGGCCCCCTCTGCGGCCTGTGTGCCGGCCTGACCGGAAATGGCGATCTGCTTGTTCAGCACCTCGGAAAAGGCAATCAGCTCCTCATTGCTCTTGAAGGCGTTTCCGGCCAGCATACCCAGCTGGGAGACAAAGTTCGCCGTGTCCGCATAGACGCCCCGGGACCGCATGGCGGAGGCGTAGATCTTATCCTGGAGCGCCGCCGTGGTCTGGAGCCCGTCGTTCATCATGCCGAGCCGGGCGTTGATGCCCGCCAGCCCGTCCGACATCCCCACGGCCCATTTAACGGCCCGAAACGCCATGTAAACGCTCAGCAGCTGCCGGAGCGCGTTGCCCAGAACACCGGCGGAGCCTGCGGCCCCCCGCCTGGCGGGGCCGGGGGTCCCCGCCCGCCTGTCTCCGCCCCGCCTCCGGCCGCTCATCCTGCGGGCT